AAGGAGCTGGTACTATAGAAACTATCGAACCTATTGTGATGGTTAAATCTGATGGCTTTCATGTTAATCTTATTTGTTCTGAAATAGATTTTCCAGATGGAGCAGTTCCATATAAAGTAACTCCAAGCTTTCCAAAGGTAGTATGGGCATGAATCTACAAGAGAGTATTACAACTCCAATAATAGTAAAAGCTTCTAATAGTATTACCTATGCTGCTGCTGGTAGTGCAGTAGCTTTTGGTCTTACTGCTAGTGAGATTGGAGTCTTTCTTAGTGTTCTAATTGGATTTCTTGCTTTTATTACAAGTGCTCTTACAAATCTATACTTTAAAAATAAACATTTTAAACTAGTAGAAGCTTATGTACAAAGTGGTGGAGAACGTAGAAAGAATTCAGTTCCTAGTGTTTGTAATAGTTGTCCTATGGTAAAACATAGAACAGATTATGACGATACTTAAAAGAATTGTTAAATTTATACTAATTCTTATTACTGCTATTTGTAATGATCCAGTCGCAGCAAAAGAAAAGATAACTACCACATTAGGAATACGGGGATGAGTAAAAACTGGACTTATAAATCTGGAGATTGGAATCTTATTTGTGATGTATGTTCAATTAAGATTAAAGCTTCAGAATCTAAAAAAAGATGGGATGGATTTATAGTATGTAAAGGTTGTTGGGAACCAAGACATAGTATGGATTTCATTCGTACTAGAAAAGAAAAGATTAGTGTTCCTTTTACAAGACCTATTCCACAAGATAACTATACAAGTACTAGTTATATAACCATTTATGTAGGAGATGGATGGGTAGAAGATTCTGGAATTGGAACACCAAGAACTACATATTTTGTAGAAATATTTTAATAGGAATAATACATGAGTACTATTGTAACTAGAACTGGAAAAGGATCTTCTTTAACTTGGGCTGAAGCAGATGCTAATTTTACTAATTTAAATACTGATAAAATCCAAGTATCTACTATTACGGGAACAGCTGGAAAGACTCCTTTAGTAGATGCAGACGTAGTTCCTATTGTAGATAGTGTAGGAACAATACTTAATAAAGTAACTTGGGCTAATATTAAGGCGACTCTTAAAACATATTTTGATACACTTTATACAATAGTTCCTCAAAATTCAAAGAGTGCTAATTATACTACAGTTTTATCTGATGCAGGGAAACATATTTATCATCCTCCAGCAGATACAACTGCTAGAACTTGGACTATAGATAGTAATGCTAATGTACCTTATCCAATTGGAACTATTATTACTTTTGATAATGATTTTGGAGCTGGTACTATAACAATTTCTATTACTTCTGATACATTAGTTTTAGTTGGTCTAGCTGGTTCTACTGGAAATAGAACTTTAGCTAGTGGTGGACAAGCTACTGCTCTTAAAGTAAATACTACTAGATGGCGTATTTCCGGGACAGAATTAACATAATGGCAGCAATAAATCAAACACTTTTATTAGGAAAAGGTGGTAGTGGTAGTGGAGGAAGAAATCCATTACCTATAGTATGGAATCCAACTACTACATATCCAGTAGGTTCAATTGTTACTAGTGGTGGTAATACATATAAAGCTATCCAACTTAATGCTGGAGTAACTCCAGTAGTTGGTCCTTATTGGATTGCTGGAACAATTGCTCCATATGATGCAGGTACTACTTATACACTAGGAGATGAAGCTTCTTATGAAGATCCAGTAAGTCATATTGTATATGTAATTTATTCTACAACACCTAGTAATATTGATCATTCACCTACTATTCCAATAGTAACACCTTTTTGGTATGGTAATCCTGCGGGAACTGCTAGATATAGATGTGATGGTATCTTAGGAGGATACGGTGGTTCTGATCCTGGTGCTGAGTGTTCTACACCAGCAGCTGCACAAGCCCTTCGATGTTCTACAACAACACAATACTATGATTGTGCACATAAACATCCTGGATCTTATACTTATTTTGACTGGGCAGATAATTATGTTTCTGGTTTCTTAGGATATGTTATGAGGCATATTGCAGATGGAACTTTACCTTGTGTAAATCCTAATTTTTCTAATGGATATGTACAATTAGGTAATATTACACAAACTCATTCTTAACTATTGGAATATTAAATGACTACATCTGGAGTTACAACATTTGCATTAACTAGAGATCAATTTCTTACAGCAGCTCTCCGAATTTGTGGAGCTGTTGCTCAAGGAGATACTCCTACTGCTGCTCAATTAACAGAATCAGCAGAAGCTCTTAATATTTTTGTTAAAGAATTAGAAGCAGATGGAATGCCTTTATGGGCCATTAAACAAACTACTATTACACTAACTGCTACAAATACATACACAATTGGTATAGGAATGACTGTCAATGTTCCTAAACCACTTAAGATTATCCAGGCATTCTTAAGAAATACTTCTAGCAATATTGATATTCCAGTTAGAATTATTACTAGAGAAGAATACAATAGACTTGGAAATAAATCTAGTACTGGACAACCTATTCAAATCTTTTATGAACCAGGTTTAACTAATGGAACTCTTTATGTATTTCCTACTCCTGATTCTACCGCAATTACTAATACTACTTTAATAATTGTTTATCAAAGACCATTTGAAGATTTTGTTGCTTCTTCTGATAATCCTGATTTTCCTCAAGAATGGTATAATGCTGTTAAGTTTGGATTAGCGCATCTATTAGCTCCAGAGTATGGTCTTCCAATTCAAGAAAGACAAGACCTTGCTGCTCGTGCTAGAGAAACAAGAGCTACCGCTTTAAGTTTTGGTACAGAAGAAGGAAGTTTTTATTTCCAAGCTGACCGAGGTTGGTCTAATGGCTAAGACTCAGCAAGTCGCTGGAACACAATTAACTTCTCAACCAGAAAGAATTGTATTTGCTAACACTTTAATGTATAGAGATGCAAATAGAAATAAAGATGCTCGTCTTATTAATTGTTTCCAAGAGTCTATTAAAAATACAGTAACAGATTCAAAGAAAACTTATGTAGTTAAAAGACCAGGATATACACAAACACTACAAGTCAAGAGTGGTGGCGGGACTGCTCGTGGATTGTACTATTGGCTTGGTAATCACTATTCTATTATTGATAATGGTTTATATAAAGGAAGTACTTTAATTCAGACATTAGCTACTTCTACAGGAAATTGTGGATTAGTTGACTTTCAAAATGCTGACGTTGATTATTTATTTGTGTGTGATGGTACAGATGCCTACGTTGTTAATGCAGCAGGAACTGTTACAAAGGTCAATCAAGCTTATAGTGCTTGGGTAACTCTAACAAATTATTCTATTGGTGATAGAGTAATTCCTACTGTTTCTAATGGGTATTACTATGAAGTAACTACTGATGCTGGTAGTTCTGGTGGAGCACAACCCACATGGCCGACAACAGTTGGATCTACTGTAGTTGATGCAGGTATTACTTGGACTTGTAAAGGACAGTATGGTGGATTTCCAAGTCCTCATATTCCTATTCCTAAGTTTATTGATGGTTATATGATTCTTGCTGAGAGTAATTCTAATATATTTCATAATTCAGATGTAGAAAATATTTATGGATGGGGAGCAGGAAATTTTGCAACTGCAGAAATGTGGCCTGATAATATTATAGCTATTGCTAGACAGAATAATCAAATACTAATTCTTGGTACTACTTCTGGAGAATTCTTTTATGACGCTGCTTCAACTGGAGGTAGTCCATTCGCAAGAAATGAAGGAACAGTTCTTCAAATGGGCTGTGCTGCTCCATATGCAATTTACGAAAATGAACGCTTCTGTATCTTTATTGGAGAATCAGACTCAGGTGGTAGAGCAATCTGGTTGTTAGAAGGATTTCAACCAAAAAAGAAATCAACAGAAGCAATAGAACGAATCCTAGATGCAGAAGGAACTAGTATTGTTAATGCACAAGGATATGGAATAAGAACTAAAGGACATCTATTCTTTCTTATTAATCTTACTTCTTGTACTCTTGTTTATGATTTAGAAGAAGATGTATGGCATGAATGGTCTTCTAATAGTTCTGGTAATCACGTTCCTTTTAAATTTGATTTTGAAGTTGATACTGGTGCGGGTACTTTATCAATGCTTCATAAAACAGATGGATATATTTATACATTATCTCCAAGCTATTTTACAGATAATGGTACTTCTATTCTAGTAGATGCATATAGTATGAAATATGATGGAGCTACTTATAATCGTAAATTCATGCATAACTTAGTAGTTGTTGCAGACATTGGTAGTAGTTATACTATTCGATGGACTGATGACGATTATGTAACATATAATGCTTTTAAGACTTTAAATATTGACCGTCCTTGGTTTACAAGATGTGGTACTTTTCGTAGACGAGCTTTTAATATTAGACATTCTGCAAACGAGGATGCCCGTATTGAAGCTTTAGAATTTGAAGTAGATGTAGGAACACATTAATGGCATTACCTCCACCACCAACAAATGATCAAACTGGTTCTTATGCTTGGTTAGAATGGTTTAGACAACTCAGAAATTACATTACTCAAACAGGTTCTGTTCCTTGGAGTATTATTAGTTTTACTGGATCTAAACTTTCAGATATTGTAAGTAGAAGTCATCAAGTACTTCAATCATTACAAGGAGGAACAGTAGGAGAATACTACCATCTTACTAGTTCTGAATATGCAAGATATAGAACATTAGAAAATGTTACTCCAACAGCTGGAACTACTATTACTATTTCTGATACTACTAAGTATTATGTAATGACACCAGCAGGTCTTCTAGCAACACTCACAGTAAAGATGCCTGCTAATCCAATTGATGGACAAGAAGTAGTAATAGCTTCTACACAAGTAGTAACAACACTAACGCATCAAGCAAACGTAGGTCAAACATTAAATGGAGCATTAACTACTATAGCAGCTAATGGTTATGGTAGTTGGGTATATAAATTAAGTACTACTACTTGGTATAGAATAGGATAATTTCAGGAGAATCGTATGGGTCTTGGTAAGATTTTAAAGAAAGCATTAGGAATAGCGACAATGTTTATTCCTGGACTAGAGCCAGTTGGCCTAGCTTTAAATGCATACAATGTCATTAAAAATCCAAGCCCTCTTGGTGTTCTAGGATTAGGCTTAGGAGCATTAAATTATGGTGGTGCTTTTTCAGGAGGTTCTCCAAATTTAGGACAACTATCTGATAATTCCTTTATGGGAGATATGGGTGGAGGAGGAGGTTCTTTTACTGGAAGCGGATCATTAAGTAACTTTACTAGTGGATTTAATCCTTCTGATATACAATTTAATCCAGGAACTTCTTCTATTCCATCTGGAGAATTTAGTCTTGCTCAGTATCTTCCTAATTATGATCTAACTCCTCCAACATTAGATCAATTAACTAGACAGATTAGTCTTGGTCCTACTGGAGCACAGGATGCTGTACCAGATGCAATAAAATATGCCAAGATGCAGGGTATTAATACTGGAGATCTTGGTGGAGCTACTAATACCTTATCTGATATTTTTAAAGGATATAATATTGATGCTCTTAAACCTGGTTTAGATTTAGGTACAGAAGGTGGTTATAAAGCTGCACATGATGCTATTACAGGATTAAACAATTCAGTAGGTGAATTACAATCTGCTGCTTCTCCATTAAATACCTTTATGCAATCTTCTGGATTAAAAGGTGGAATAAATCCAAGTAATAATACTTTAATAGGTGGAACTACAGAAACATTACAACCAGGAAATACTTCTGCTCTTACTTACCAGAATCCAGATGCTACAACATCAGGAACTCTAAGTGCTCCACAACAAGATACTACAAATTATCATGATGATTGGGGTGGTGGTACAAATGCACAAGGAGATTTTACTAATGGATCTGGACAAAGATCTATTCCAGATTTAGCAAGTCAGACTTTACAAAATATAGGTGTTCCAATAGATACTGCAGGAAACTTAGTAAGAGGTACTACAAATATGATAAATCCAACACAACAAAAGGGAACAAACTGGATGTCTCTTGGTCTTAAAGGATTAGGAGGTCTTGATTCCTATCTTCGTGGAAGAAAAGCACAGAATTATCTAGAATCACAGATAGGTCTAAGTAATCAATTTGCAGACCAGAATGCAGCCCGTGGTGCGGCTGCAAATAATATGTGGACTCAGACTCAACAGAATCCTATGTATGGCTACAATGACTTCCTACAGGGCGCTGGTGGGGATTTCCTTAATAAAGCTAGAGCACAAGCTGCTGCTGGTGGACAACGTTCTAGTTATATAAATTCTGGTAAGATGCAATCAGATCTTGCTTCATTATGGTTAAAGAATCAGAATCAACGAGCACAATCTCTAGCTGGTGGATTCCAACAAACTAATCCATATTCTAGTAGTGATATGATGGCAATGCAATTAGCTAAACTTAAATCTAATTCTAATGCTCCTCTTTATGATTCACTAGCACAAATAGCTGGAGGTTGGTAATGGATAATATGCAAGGTATAGATCTTGATTATAAACCTTGGGGTGGTTTAGCTGGAGTAATGTCTGGAGAGCGTGCTGTTCAGATGGATCAAGCTAATAAACAAGCATTAGAACAATCTCAACTTGAGAATGTAATTAAACGAGTTCAAGCTAATCGTGCTGAGAATGATTATAATAATCCTGAGATGGAACAGTGGAGACAAAAGGGATTGATTGGTACTGGTATGGAACAGTATTCTAAAGGAGCTACTGCTAATGGATCTCTACAAGAGAATATTCAAAAAGCTGTAGCAGAGGCTACTGCTGGAAAATCTAAAGCACAATTAGAAAAAGAACACTCAGATAATTTAGCTGCTTTTGGTAAAATTCAGAAAGCTGTACAATTATTTAATACACCAGAAGGACAGAATCCAGCTGCTTCTTATGCTGTACTACAACAGGTAGCTCCAGCTCTTGGATTAGAATCAAATGAAGTACAACAGATTTTACAACAAGAACAGCAGAAACCTGGAACTATTAAAACAATGCTAACACAAGCTCTTCCTGCTATGCAATATACTATAGAACACTCTGCCCATGTTCTTGAATCTACTGCTACAGAAACAGGAAAAGCTAATGCTCAACTTCCAGCGCATGCTATGTCTGCTGCTGCTAGTATGTATGGTGCTGATCAATCTTTAAAGGGTCATCTAGCTCAAGTAGCTGCAACTAAAGCTAATACAGTAGCTATGCAAGACAATAAGGAAGAAGCTCAACGACAAGGAATGATGAATCAAGTTATTCATCTGCAAGCTAGAACTGAAGCTGAGATTGGAGGTTTAGTAAAAGAACTTGAAAATATTACTCCTTCAAACTATAGTGGATTATCTGGAGAAAAAGGAAAGCCATTAACTCTAGCTGAAAAACAGGCTAAAGCTTTGGCTGACCGACGTGGTATTCAAGCACAGATTGAACTTAAGAAAGCTCGTCTTGCATCCTTAAACAAAGATGCAGATAGTTTATATGACTCTTCAAGAATAACTCCAGTAAGACCTACGAATGCTCCTTCTACAACACCTTCCTTACCTCCAGGTGTAACTATAAAGAAATAAAATATGACTACATATCTATATAAAGGACATAAGATCTCAGCAGATAGAGAACTCACTCCTGAAGATTGGACTTCTATTATAGCTCATATTGATTCTCTTCCTCCAAAAGAAGAAGAGAAGAAACCTATTGAGGATACAAGTTGGTACCAAGATGTGGGAGCAGGACTTAAAGGGGCACTCCACAATATGGCTGTAGGAGTAGGTACGGCTGCAGCTGGTCTTACTACTGGAGAAAGACAACAAGAGATTATTGGATATGTTAATAGAATTAGAGAACAAGAAAGAGAACATGAAGCTAGTCTTAATCGTGGAGAAACAGGAAAAGTATTTAAAGCAATCGGAGGAATTCCAGCATATTTAAATCCGGCTACTGCTGGACTTACCATAGCTGGTGGTGCAGTTGAAACAGCACATGGTCTTCTTGATGAAGGAAGTTCTGCTGGAGCAGCTATTACTGGTATGGCTGCTGATGCTGGTATTAACTTGGCAACAATGGGATTAGCACAAAAGTTAAATGTGACTAATAAACTAGGTAATGCTGCTCTGCAATCTGGAGTTAACGTTGCACAAGAAGCAGGACTAAACAGACCAGTACAAAATCTTATTCGTTCTACAAACAATCTAAATGAACTTCCAGACATGACTGCTGGAGATATAGCTGCTGCTGCAATTCCTGGAGCAGTAATGGGTCATATGATGGCTTCTGGTGTAAAGAAACCATCCAAGAATCCTAATGTTCCTAGTTTTAGGAAGGAAGATTTAACTGATCCTTTTGTTAGTAACTTACTAGTAAAACTTGATCTTAATGTAAGAGATATAGAAAAACTTAGACAGAAACAAGAATCTTTTGTTGGAGAAGACGGAACTATCTCTGAGAAACAACTTAAGGTTATTCAACAAATAGAAGAACAGATTAAGGAAATTGAAAAACATTCTAATGATATTAAAGCTACATTAGAAAAATATGGTATTGGTAAACCACTAGAAGAGGAGACTGTAGATCCACAGCAAAAGCTAATTGAAGATATTAAGAATTTAGATCTATCTGAGAAGCCTTCTGATCTTCCAACAGAGGACGATTTTCTAAATACTATAAAACAGACACAAAATGAACAGATAAGCGAAACTCCATTTAATCCAAATGTAGGAGTTAGTACTTCTATTATTAATAGATTTGGTAAAAAAGGAGTAGGACAAAATGATAATACTACTGGTAAATCAGTAATAGATCCAGCAGCTATTCTTGAATACTGGAATAATACTGCTACACAAAGAGTAAAAGATAAGTTTAAATCTCCTAGAGGATTACAATTATTTGTAGAACAACATGAAGAGGCTCATTCAGTAGTTCCACGTAAAAAGGGAGAATCTATCTCTGATTATGAAGACAGAATGAATAAAATTATTCTGGAAATTATAGATCCATATTTAGAACGTAGATCTATTCCAAGAAGTATTCATGAAAATTTTAGAAAAGTAGTACAGGATTATGTAACTCAAAAACAAATAAATGAAGGTCTTCCTACATCTGATGAAGTTCCTTTATTTCATCCATTCACTGGAGAACCAATCGAGACAACTACTACTACAAAATCAATAGATACTTCTATTTCTGAAAATAGATTTCCTCCAATTGAGGCTTATGTAAATGAAGGAGAAAAAGGAAAGTTAACTAGTGAAGAACCTCCTCCTCCTACAGAATTACCTCCAGGATTTAGAGAGCCATATGAAGGCCCAACAAAGAATAAAAATGAGACTATTTCTCCGGCACAACTACGTGCTAAGAGAGATAGACTTTCTTCTATTCTAGAGAGTGTAATTAAAAGAAATGTAGATCCAGATACTGGAAGTATTAGAACTCCAGAAGCAAAGAAGATGATTGATAGTATGACTGCACAAATTGAGAAACTAAGTGAGACTATTGCTCGTGGAGAAGCTGCTGGTATTTCTTTTAAATCAAAAACTCCAACTGAACCTCCAATTCCAGTTACTAAAGCAGTAGAATCAGAGAATGTTGCTCCTGATATAAGTAGTCCTGTCTTTAAAAATAAAGGAGAAGAATTATATCAATCTCTTCGTAATGAAGGAAAGAGTCATACACAGGCACAAGATGCTGTTAATGCTAAGAATGAAGAAGTATTTCAAGACTTAGTAGATAGTGGTATGGATCCTGGAGTAGCTCATTTTAAAGCACAAGAAGAATATCCAACTAAGTATGATGCTACTATTCCTGAAATAGATCCTAAAGATCCTGAAAAAAGTAATCCTACTGCAATTGAAATTACAAAAGAAGCAGATAGAATTATTAAAGTAGTTTCTTCTATGGATTCTAACTATGATATAGATGTTTCTCAACTTAGACAGCCTTCTGAAGTACTTGAGAAGATGACTAAAGAGAAAACACCAGATACCAGTGGATCTATTTTTGATAGATTCCAGAATGAATTTGGTGGTATGGGACAATTTGTAGAAGCTGTTAAACGTGATGCTCCTATTGTTTGGGAAACATATAAACGAATTAAAAAAGCCTACGATACAGAAGTAGCATTAAAAAGAAAGTGGTGGGTTGGAGATGCTTCTACTTTAGGATTTAAAGGTAAAATACTTGGTCCTCTTATTAAACTTACTCACTGGAATAATCCTAATAGTCCTTCTGAAATAGTTGCAAAACTAAATATTAAAGATAAAGTAGCTATTACTGAGTATATGGTAGAAGCTTCTAATCTAATGGTTAGACACGTCCAGACGAAAGAACCTGTTACTGATAACCAAAAGAGAATGGATACTAAGTTTAGAGCACTTACTCCAGAAGCTCAAAGAGCAATCAGAGTATTTCAGAATATGTATGATGATATTCAAAGAACTACCGGAGCAAATAAACGTAATGGTTATATCCATGCTGTTCGTAGAGGGGATTTTGCTGTTGGATTAAAAACAACAGTAGGAGATGTAGCTCACATTGAATCTTTTCCAACAGAAGAGATTGCTAGAAATTATATGAGAATGGCTTCTGAAGCTGGTCATACTACTACTGATATTATAGATTTTAAAACAGAAACTGGAAAAGATTTTGCTGAATCTTTTGGTCTTGTTAGAGATGTTATTGAAACAATGGGAAGATCTAATCCTGTCCAGACGATGTGGGCTTTAAAGGCTATAGAAGATACTCAGAATGCTGTTGCTGCTAATGCTACTTATGGAAAGCATAATGTAAGAAAAGAAGGATACTTTGGATTTAAAGGAACAGAGTTATTTAAAACTAAAGAACAGAATGCAGAAGAATTCTTTAAATCTATGGAAGAGTTCACACAAGCTTCTGCTGTTCAATGGAAAAAGACGTTACTTAATCGTGATATGAATGCTTTCTTTTCAGGAAAAGAAGGAAAAAAGTTAAGAACAGATTATCCAAATCAGTGTAAGACTTCTCAGAATCTAGTTGATGTAGCAATGAATAATAATCAGAAATATAAGATTGCTGAAGAAATGGATAAGATTAGGGAAGGAATAGATAATCTATTTGTTAAAGGAGTTAGAAAGTTTCAAGAACTCAAAGGAGAGCAACCAGATCTTTTATACTATCCTGATGTTCCAGTCTTAGATAAAACTCTTGGTATGGCTGCACAATTATTCTATATTCGTACTCTTACTTCAAGACCAGGATTCTGGGCTGGTCAGATGTTATCTTCTCCTTTCTCAGCAAGGCAGTTCTTGAAAGAAGGAACTGTTATGGAATCACTGTCTGCTCAGGGTAAGGCAATGGGTTCCTTGATGTCAGGTGGAGATATAGAACTAAGATTATTCTTAAAAGATTTTGTTAATACTACTGACTCAACACATCCACAATTTAAGAATGAAATTAATGATATTCCTTTCTTTGATTCTAAAACTAATAGAACTTTAGATAAAGCATTCAATTGGGTAACAGGACAAACTCCAGCTGGAATGGCCGATACTTTTTCTCGTTATGTAACTATTTTACAAGCTTACCATTTCTATAAAGAAAAGGGATTTGAAGGACAAAGACTAAAAAGTAATGTACAAAACATGGTAGATAATACTATGGTTATGTACGATAGAACACATAGTCCTCCTTTCTTAACTAAACTTGGAATTGTAGGACAGCAAATTGCTCCCCTTCAAAAATTTGCAATTGCACAAATGCAAAATCTTATTGGAGATATTAAATATATTGGTCAAACTAAAGGAGGATTAGCAAAGATTAGAGCAACATTACCAGCTATTAATACTCTTATGACTACTATGATCATGGCTGGTTCAGTTGGTCTTCCTTTACTTATGGAATATGAAATGATTCGTAAAGGAGTTATTGCAGCAGGACAAGCTTTAGGAATGACTGATATAGAAGACTGGATGCCAGGATCAGTACTAGAAGCAATTATGACTGAGAGTAGAGTTAAAGATGCTTTTGCTAGTTCTCTTAGTACTGCTACTGGAATAGAACCAGAAACAGCAAAGAATGTATTTACTCATGGTGCTCTTTCTACAGCTACTGGATTTGACTTTGGTTCTAGTCTTAGATTTAATCCTATGGTTCCAGGAGCAGATGATACTCATGATATTGCATTAGTAAATGCATTTCCAGTTATTAAATCAACAATAGATCTAACTGCTCTTCTTTATGTCAAATCAAAGAAACTTACTGGAGCTGATACTACTTTAGCAGAACAACGTAAAGCAGACTTAGCATTCCAAATCTTTCCAGGACAAAGGGCATTGGTAGATGAAATGAGATATGGAGCTAGTAATAGAGATTATGTTCCAGGTGGAAATAGAAACTATGCTCAAGTAGAACAGACACCAAAAGAACAGATAGCAATGGCTCTTGGTACAAGTACTCTTTCTACTATTAAGGATAGAATGGCTATACAACTTGAAATGAAGAATGATAAAAAACTAGCAGAACATAAGCAAAAAGCTATCGATATGATTACAGATGCTCTTCATGAAGGAGATGATTCTCGTCTTGAAAGAGGATATGAATTAGCAGACAAGAGTGGAATGTCTAAGAAACAAATCAAAGATCAAGTTAAAGCAGCTATTCATGAAAGAGAAACTCCAAGACTTATTGATAGATATACTAATCAAAAAGGACAGATTAAATCTGCTGAACAGAAACGTAAAGCTGAACGTATGGAAAGGTATGATTAACAATTTTAACCAAGCTTTAAACTTTACTCTTCGTTGGGAAGGGGGAGATAAATATACTAACGATCCAACTGATCCAGGTGGAGAAACTAAGTTTGGTATTAGTAAGAAAGCTTATCTTGATCTTGATATAAAGAGTCTTACAAGATTGGAAGCGGAGAAGATCTATTATAATGACTACTGGCTTAAATGTGGTTGTGATATAATGGATACTGGCATGTCTATTGTTTGTTTTGACAGTGCTGTTAATTGTGGAGTAGGAAGGACTAGATCATGGCTTGCGGAACTAAACGTAAAGGTAAAGGCGGGGGAACTAAAAGGAAGTGATTATCGTTGGATGTTGCAACGACGTATTCAATATTATCTTGAATTAGTAAAAAAGAAACCAGCCCTCAATAAATATATTAAGGGCTGGCTCAACCGTGTAAATGATCTTTCCAAATACACTGATATTATTCTTCTTAAATCGTAACGATCTCTTTTTTCTTTTTTTTTATCTATTGAAATAAGAAGATAATCTATTTAACTAGGTTTAAGAGGAAAAGGCTTTGTAAAAATTACTCTTATAATACCTAGATGAAACACTAGTATTTCTTGTTCAAACATATACTCTATTCCAATAACAAATCCAGAAATAAAATTAAAGATAATCATATTCCACATACTCCACTTGTGCAAGAAGCATCAATATTTTCTTCAAAGATAACTCCATGATGTTTAATTGCTTCCTCGTATGATACTTCAGTCAATGGTTGACCTCCTCTACTTCCATCTGGGTAACAAGTAAATCCCCGTAGTCTTGGAGCATACTGTGCCAGTATCTCAGAAAACCTTCTAACTTGTTCTTCGTTATTGTTCTTGGTGCCCCACTGAGGTAGGTTAATTGTGCTGGAAATTGACATATCAACGTAATCTTGAATGTCTGCTTGGAATTTAATTCTTCGTTCATAGTCATGACTTAACTTGTAGGCTGTGTCGATTGAGTCTGGGTTAAGTCCGTATTCTTTAATGAGGAGGTCCGCTGTACTATCGACGACAAACTCGTACTTCCATTTTGTTCCATTCGTGAGGTAACGTCGCTTATAAGCGACTGCAAATAATGGTTCAATACCTGTTGTAGTTCCAGCAAGAATCCCAATCGTTCCTGTAGGGGCAATTGCGCGATAAGCAACAGGTTTAGAAATAAAGAGTCTTTCGCAATGTTCGTTAGCAGCACGTTCTGATTCATTTTTATATACCTCTAACCATGTTTTTAATTCCTGAGTAACCTCATAATTTGCTCCTCGTTTAAGGAGCCATTCATGGATACCCATAAGTCCAAGTCCAAGGCGGCGGTTCTTTTCCCTAACCTGGTAAACCTTTTTATATGGAAGATCGGCTCTAAGTGTCCCACATACGAGGAACTTAGAAGCCAAGGAAACGACATCTTTGAACTCCTCCAGAGAGTTAATATTGCCAATATTGATGCTTCCAAGATTACATACGTCAGAATCATCTTCTGATGTAACTTCAGTACAGTTTCCAATTATTACTCCCTCTGCTAGAAAAGAATGCTCTTCTACTCCCACATCGCAACAGAAAACATCTTCAGTAATGGCGGGTGAAACTTCTAACACCTTAATATTTTGTGCTCGAATTTCTCCTGTAGTCTTTATTTTTAGACGATATGTTGGTATTAGTTTAGCGAAACGATTATGACTTTTCTTTAAAATAGTAAGAGAATGCATTAGTACTTTAGGATAATATCCTGACTTTCCATCCACTCTTACTGTATTATAAATACCAATAGAGTCAAGATACTCAGCTAACTCAAGAAGAGAACTCTTGTCTTTGCAAGAGAGTCTTAAAGTTCCGCGAGTATAACTACCGTCAGCATCAAACCACCCAGCAACAAATCCTACATCGGGAATGAATTGCTTACTTTGAGAATTAGACTCAAAGTAACCTCGATTTGGTAATGATCTTGTGTACCCACTAAGTACCTCCATAGTTCTTTCAAAGCAAGATTTCTTTTCCTCTACATGGTAAGAAATATCTCCTCTGTAATTTCTAATAGAACCATCACCAAAAACAAATCCATATCCATAGTTATCTTCAGTATAAGGAATTGCTTCTTGAGGAAGTTCTGTTACTAAAGACATACCTTGTTTTAGTTCTTTTGCTGGAACTCTTGTTACTCCTTCTTTAGTCCAAATTAAGAAGGGATGATCTGGATCTGCTGAGATTGATCTTCCATTACTCATTTGTACTTTTAGGGTGGTAATATCAGATTTTGTTTTTACAAAGGTTGTCTTTGCCCACTGCTTTCCTGTCCAGATACTTACTTCTTTTCCAACAATATTTTCAATAGATTCATATCCTTCTTGTAGAAGTACTCTGGTAGAGGAACTTACTGGAGCATTTCGAAGAGTTTCATTTTCCTTTTCTCCAAAATTAAAACTAAATCCTGGTTCTCCAGTTCTCATTGCTTGTTTACAATTCTCAAAGAAGATAGGATTGTTTGGATCAAACTTCCAAGCATCATCATAATTTACACTGATATTAGTCATATCCAATGGAGCAGAATGATTAAAGTCAATGTTTTTTAAAGCTTGTGTTGTAGCATTCCAGTTTTTGACAGATAAGAATTTGGTAACATCCTCATGTTGCCAGTTGAGAGAGGCGTAAATTGCAGACCTCCGGGAACCTCCTTGCATGACATTTCGTCCGATTTCATTAATGCAAAACATAAGTGGAATAGGTCCGCTGCTGATTCCCCCTGTTCGTAGTAAAGGACGACCTTCTGGTCGCAAGCGTGTATTATGAGAATAGTATCCTCCACTAATTAAAGTTCCAGTACTAGTAGATAAAGCAACTACTGTTCGTAATCCAATAGAAGTATTAGATTCTACAATAGCTGGTTTTGCTACTTTGGTTGAAAGTTTCTTTCCTTCCCAAAAATCTCCTGCCTTTTCTAATAATCTAATTGGTTTTGCAAGACTTAGTAATTTTAGAATATTCCATTTGCCAGATAATAAAATACTAACTACATCAGAGTTAATAGAAGTACTAATACAGTACTTAATTTTGTATTTATCTAGTAATTGTTTTCCTCGTTCTAATACTAAACCAGGACGTTGAGCAAATCCACAAGTGAGTTTTCCTTGAGATTGAGATAACCATCCTTCTCCATCAAACAAACCACCTAACCAACCTAACTCTGAATTATCTTGTTGTATCCAAGGTTCTATCGAGAAAGCAATTTCATCTCCAGATGTGATATCTTTTGCTTCAACCCAATTATAACCAGAACCTTTCTTTTTATGAGTACCCGGTTTTCTAACTACAAATTTATGATTAAAGGAAGTATTAATACTACCATATTGAGTAGTTATTTGAAAGCATTCACTCTGGATTAAACCAGTACTAGTTACTGTTGCTGTTGTAGTAGCTGCTTTTTGCAGATTTAAATCCTCATGAAAAGCAATTATCTCTTGTCCAGGGCGTAATGTATGAACTTGTTTCCATGTAAGATCTTTACAAAGTACTGGAGTTTCAGGTGTTAGACAATAATCAATTCCAATACCTCCACCAGTCATAAGACAACTCATTGCTCTCCAAGTAAGAGCACTCCATTCTTCTCTAGTATCTTCTTCTGCTCTTAGCAGGTAGCAATTGTTATAAGCTTTAAATGGTCTTCCTGCATAGTATAGATATCTTCCTCCAGGTACGAATTTAAATTCTTTAATATACTCTTCAAGTTGTCCTCTATCTTCTTTGCTAAGAATAGATCGTTCGCTTCCCCAACGAGTCCCACAAACATCTTCGATAAGGCGTGATGCAAGTGCGTCCCATGTGTCTTCTGGTCCTTGTGCATATTTCTGTTTGAAGATGTTCCTTGCAAAGTTAGTTTTAAATCTTTCAATTATCATATTTAAAAGTTTTCATTAGTTCTTTTCCTTCTTTTTCTAATACTTTTCTTCGTAAGAATCTAATCTTACCTTTTAGTTTTTCATTCTCCTTCTGTTTGTTCGTCTTCTGCTTCAACTTCTGGTTGTAGTTGATCATATTTCTCTTCAATTTTATCTACAAAACGATCAACAAGATCTTCACTAGAGATTTCTAGAACCTCTAGTAAAGAGATCTCGTCGATTCTCTTAAGATATAAAATTATATCTGAAAGAGTTCTCATTATTTAGCTGCTACTCCACTGATCTTTTCGTATGTTCTAAGACTGCCGAGACCCAGTAAGCCGCCAAGTAAAGTGATAAGGGTGCTAAGATCAAGATTGGGAGGGATAGGAATATTGAAGGCTGTGCTTCCCCAGGAAAGAAGAGGTTGCCAAACAAAAGAATAGACCAAACCGAAGCCACAGATCCAACCAACAAAAGGCCGCCAGCCAGAAACAAAAACGGAAGGATTAGTAGCCTCTGCCTTATTAATCTCCAATTGACCTGCGATTTGGGATAGTTCTCCCGATTGTTGAAGTTTAAAAAGTTCAAACTTTGCATTTGCTGCTTGAGTTGGGTCAGGCCAAATCCTATCAATTACTTTACCTCCAATATCTAATAGTGCTGTGACTGGATCAAGACTCATCTCTTATCCCCAGAACCAGATAGAGTACCACGTTCTAGTCTAGATGTAAGTTTAACACAATTCTTTTCTAAAACATCTTCAAGATTAAAACCTAACTCATCAACAATACGAGCACAATACCAAAGAACATCTCCTACTTCATCTAGAGTATCTAATACATTAAGACCTCCATCTCGAATCATCTTACTAATTTTTCCTGTGACTTCGCCTGCTTCGCTGGCGAGTCCCAGTCCTAGATAAGTTAAAGCTGTATCTTTTGGATAAATAGCTGTAGTTCGAGTCCATTCTTGATAATCATTTGCTTGCATTTAAATATTGCTCCTTAATTATTTTTTGTAATTCTTTATCCATATAACTATAAATATCAGGTATATTTAAAATTATTACTTTATTTTTGAATTCTTTTGGTATTTGAAAAGCTATATTTGACTCTACAGCTACTATTTCATCTGCCCAATTATAAAGGACATCATCAGCAAGAATTAATGCATATTCTTTTGTAACTCCTGCTGCTCTAGTATTATAACCAAAATCTCTTTGTAGAACAACTGCTGTAGTAGGACTACGGAGTAATCCTGCAGAACAAAGACAAAGAACACGCTTTGTTTTTCCTTGATATGGATTAGTACAATTATGAATTCTATTTAATGTTGTCATAATTTAATTTTCCTTTCAATACTTGAATATATACTGCTGCATCTAGAAGTTCTTCTTGAAGATGCTGTAACCAATCTAAACTAGAAAGATCTTCTCTAGTTGTATTTGTACCATATTTACTTTGTCCTTTAAGCATTCTAAGAAATAATTGCTTAGAAACTTCTTGTACATTTGGATCAATCACGTTGCGATTACCATTAAAAGAATAAAAACTACAATGAACCTAGTCATAAAATAGTAGTACGTTCTATCTTAAGTTCATTCTTTACTGACTTAAACCATGTACCACAAGAATTACAACGATAACGAGAATACCTATATGAATTAGTGTAGAGATAACCGCGTTTTTGATAGTTATTGGAGGTACATTTGGGACAGACATGTTCTTTTTCCTCTAAGATAGCAATATTAGGATGATTTTTAATCCAAGGAAGAAGTTTATAGTAAAGAGCTTCTAACATGAGTACATCATTCATATTATACTCTTTCATAACTTTCCAAGCTAATGGATCTTTCTTCATACAATCAACCCAAAGTTGGAAAGTAGTTTCTGTTTTCTTTCCAATACCTAATCGTTGACAAATATAGTCTAGTTTATTAGAAGTAAATCTAAAATTAGATTTTACTGTACGATATAGATCAATTTGTTTATATGGAGATGGAGGAGATATCCCATTAAGTAAAAACTCTTTATTTAAAATTGGAATATCAAAAGAAGAACCATTGTAATGAACTACTACATCTGCTTGATCTAGAAGACTAGCTATATTTTGGAGCATATCCTTTGTAGAAGATTCAAAGATAGAATCATAAATAAGTCCAGAGTCTTTCCATTTTGCTGTCCAACATAACACTTCAGAGCTATCAATAAGTCTAGCTAAAGGAATGTTTTCTTTAAACAGCTTCCATACATACGCTGTATTAGGACTAGTTTCCGTATCAAGAAAGAGAACTTTAGCTTGTTTCATTCTGTGTAGTTGAATTTAGTAATTTGTCTGTTCCAGTATCTAATACTACAGATAATCCAACCTCTACCAAGAAGCGTAATTGATCTTGGTTTAGTTCCATCTCTACTGTATTTGGTCCCTCTGGTGTTTCTTGTACTGTTTTTACTTTCATTTAAAGATCTCCTGTGGTATTTTATTATTCCAATCATACCATTCTAAGTTATGTTTTGTTGCCCATTCTCCATAAGAAGTTTTACTTCTTTTACTTATTTTTATATTTGAATTCTGGAAGATAATAATAAATCTTATATTAGGGTATTGTTCTCTGATTAGAAGATGTTTGAACCGATCCGACGCTACCCAACGACCTTTGGTTTCTATATAAGTTCCTGCTTTCGTCTTAAAGTCTGGAACATAGAATCTTTTTTTACTAGGTTCTATAAAATATAGTTTTTCTGGTTCGTGGATAGCTTTATTGCCTAGAAAAGTACCTACTGTCTCTTCAAATTTAGACCTGTAGTTAGGCTGTTTCTTTTGTTTCTGGGATGTCATTAATTATGTCAGAAAGACTTGTTGTTCCATCTGTTCTGAACAACCCATCCAATCCCCACTGTCTTGCATACCACTTGTTGTTGTCGAAATAGGCTCCGTGGACTGGCCTATCTGCTTTGATGTTTGTATCGAAGAAGTAGAGTTGAACTGTATTTCCTCCTCTGAGTCTAATTGGATCTTTCCAATTAATAGGTCGAATTCCCACTGTTTTCCTTTTTGTTGAATCCATAAACATTTTCCATAAATTTCTAGAAGATAATCATCTTTATATTGTTCTCGACATACATTGAACATTTCTAATTCGGACTCACATCCTTCCAAAAGAAGTGCTGCTTTTTTAGGACCAAGACCTTTAACTCCAGGAATATTATCTGATCTATCTCCTGTTAAAAGTTGGGTATAGAAACTATATAATCCACCTTTAAGTGAAATTTCATACCATTCATCTTTAACAAAGTTATAGTGTCTTCCAGGAATTTGGAGAAGATCTTTATCAATAGAGCAAATAATAGTTGTATTATCATAGTAATCTTGATTCAAACCTAGCATGTCATCTGCTTCACAATTATCAGCTAGTTCTGCATTCCAGTTTGTAACAAGAAATTCTCTACAATTTTGCAACCACTTTGGACGAACAATATCTTTTCTATTTGCTTTATACTCTGGATATAATTTATATCTAAAGTTTTCTTCTCCAGATAGAAAGATACGATATTCATCTGCTTCTGTTACATGAATAATTTCTCGTACCATTCTATCTAGACGAAGAAGGCAGATTTCTAAGTCTGCCTCCTCACTAGCTGCAGCTGTGCGATATGCACATATGTCGCCATCAATTAATGAAATCATTAAATAATATCGTTCTCAAGATTTTCAATCGTTGGAATTTGACGCTTTCCAAAGACATATTCTTCAAACATTGTAGCAATCTCAAGTACTTCTTGTGGTGCTGGTACTTTCTTTGGATTTAAAGCAAAGAAAGCAACTGCATTAGAAAGACTAGACTGACGAACAATTAGAACTTGACGAAGAGCACGTTCTTCTGCTGTTTCATAAGTACTCTTTGGAGAAGTATTTCCAGTAGGTTTCGTTGCCATCGTTATTTGTGCCTCCTTTGTTGCTTCTGAGATATCAGTCCAATCCCAGTAACCTTTATCATTCTTTTGTGTAGTTACTTCATATGATGTTCCATTCTTAGCTTCTTGAAGTTTCTTAAAGACACTTTCAGATACACCAAAAGAAACTACTACTTTATTTGTTACTTTTCCTTCAGATGTTTTATAGATAACATCAGCTTTTTTATATTTACCCTTGTCTTCTACAGACACTTGTATGATTTCAATGATCATTTACTTACCTCATTAAGTTAATTTACAACTCATACCACTATTATACCATACTCATTGCATTCTTTCAAGTCATATTTGTTAGGACCGAAACTTATTTCACAACGAGTTGGTAAATTAAATTCATATCCAAAGATATGAAAGAAATTTTCTGGAAAATCTACTGTGGATTTATACAGTAGTTGACAAACATCTTTTAATTCAGAACTTGGAGCATCAATTACAACAGAATCATGAATAGTTGATACTAATTTTGCTTCTAATTTCAGAAGTCGTATTTTCTTTTTAATTGAGACTCTGATAACTGAGAGAATGTCTGCTGCAAGACCTTGAACTGGATAATTGAGGATTTTGGTACGTGGCCAGACCAGATCATTGTTCCGTCTGGTGCTACTAAATGAATAGAACCTTCCTGTTGGCATTCGTATGATTCCAGTAGTTGTGGCTTTTTGCATAAGCTCGGTATGCCACGTGGCGATTCCATTATACTTTTTATAAAATTCATCTATTACCTCTTGCCAAAAAGACTCTTTTTTTGATACTTCCATAAAATCTGGATCATTAGCATAACTATAAGCAGAACCTCCATAGATTAACCTTGTGTTAGCTGCATATTCCTATGCAGAGCAGACTATATCATCACTCATTTCTGAGGTCAGGCGCTTCGAGTTGTTGTCAACCCTACTCCTTGCGGATAGTCGTTACACTTTCAAAAGCTTTCCAACATTTATGTTCTATTTAAAATCTCCTATTCATATTTATTAAATAACATGTTTTATTGAGATTGTTAATCGAAATATAAATACTTTTGCTTAGCTCGGTATTGCCCGATCTGGGTGTTCACCGAATTCACCTGATTTTATTTCCGCCTGGTATTAACGGAATACAAAAGTTTTAGCAATTAATCTAGAAGGAAGACCAAATCTTTTTTGATTTGCTGTATGTTGATCAATTTGATTCTTGATTTCTTCCATTGCTGTTCGGTCTTGAGATAGATATGCTACACAGACCCATTCAATTGCTTTCATATCCATATTAATCAACATTTATGAAATGCTCCCTTACTTTATTATAGTTTTGTAACTTTAGACGAGATAAAAGACAGTCTACTCCATACCGTTCAAGCCAGTATTCAAAGTCTTCTACCATTTTATAAAAGGCAAATTCTTCTTCTTCAAGTGGATTCATTATAAGAACTTTCTATAAGTTTATCAACTTCTCCTGCAAAGTTTTGGAGATTAGGTTTGGAACTTGACAATCTTCCAGTAGCAGCAATACATTGATTAAAAGATCCATGTATAATACTATCTCTCCAATCCATTTTTGTTATTAATTCTGGAATACCTTCATAATAAGTACCAACTAGTTTGCTTAGTTTTGCTCTTTCCAAGAGTAATTTTACTTTAGATCCTACTTTTTTACTTTGCTCCATACCTCTTAAGATAGGTTCTGAAGTTGCATAGAAGCCTTCCTTGACTAGTTCAGAACCTCTTGGTGGATCTATTAGTCTTGGTAGAGCATTCTTGAACTCCATCTTTTTGGTCTTGACCATACCGGCTTTAGGTCCTGTTTTGTAGTGTCCAACAGGCATGGAGGTTTGGGAAATGATGTCGCCACCATATAGATAGCAAGAGACATGATCGTGGCTTTGAAAATTAATTGGAATGTTTTCATATCCTACTCTTAGTTCCTTTTCTATTTCTGAGATTCTTTTTAGGCAATTCTCTTTTAGTTCTGTTGCTTTTTTTGTATTAAAGTTTAATCCATTAAATTCCATTTCTTGAAGAACTAGAAGATCTAAACATTGAAGTTTGAATAATTTAAAGAGTTGTGGATCTTTTTTAAAATCGTTTAATTGTTTATGATAGACCTGGTTTGTTAGGCAGAGATCCATTTCTAAATATGGATTGAGAATTTCTATTGGGATATTTTCTGTATCAATTCCTTTCTCCCAATATTCTGTCTTTACAATATCTAACTTTTGCTCTAGTTCATACCACTCGCAAACTTTGTTTAAACTTGGTAGAACACATTCTTGTCCTGTTAGAAGGAAATGAGCTAATTGACAATCCCATACTTGGCAATGATCAAAGTTAATTCCATATCTTTTGATCCAATGAAGATCAAATTTAATATTAAACCCTATTAATAATTTAGAGTTATTTATTATTTTTTGTACAGAATTTTTTGTTTCTTCTTGCTCTGCTTCATACAGATAGGTATCTTTCTTTGTTTGGAGTCCAATAGAGATTAACTTTCCACATTGAGAGAAAGGATTTCCTTTTCCAAATATATTAGTTTCAACGTCTAATACTGTTATCATTAATTACTTCCAATGCCGTAGCTGGATAAATTTGTACAGATCCTGCGTGAGAATCTGACTCTACTGCAAACCCAAGAGGAGTAAGTTTTGTAGAGTACCATCCAACAATTCTTCCTTGCCATTCACTACCAGATTTCTTTTTAACTCTTGTTCCAAGAATTAGAAGATTTTCTTTTTTAAAGTTAGTTAGATCCATAGTACTTTCAAATTCATAGGTATAAACTTCTGGTACTTTACCAGTACCACTTTGGATGTTCTCTGTTAGAATTACTTTGGATTTCATTCTAATTCCTTTGGGATTTCAACTTCGTCGCCGAGTTTGTTGGAGACATAGCAGCGCATGGCCGCAATGAGAGGGGTTTTCCCGTAGATGTAAGAGTCAGGTAGCCCTCTTTCATATGTGGCTGAACATTCCTTCATATCCGTTGTACGCCACACATCTAATCCGCGCTTCATCATTTCTCGTTCAATGATTGGGCCACCTTGCTCCCAACTTAGCGATGGGGTGAAATAATCCCAAAGAAAACCATGAAGGGATACTTGAATAAAGGATAACTCGCCCTCTTCAAAATTTTCAGAAATTATCCAGGAGCCATCTGCCTTCGCCACAGCCCAGTCGAGGGCAGCGCCGGTCAGGTCTTGCGTTTTAACTTTCATTTGTTTATAATCCATTTAATGCGTTCCATACTCAAATCCTTTTGCTTGTCCATAGTTTGGTCCAGATTCTCCAGCTTCTGCTGAATCGTCAGATTGAATTCTTGCCGTGATTCCGAAGCGTCCATTAAGTTTCCATCCGATTCCTAATTGAAGGAATGCTTTTTTATTACTAGTTTCTTTCCAACGAAACATAGTAAAGATTCCAAAAGGAAGAGAAAAACGCAAAAAGAAAATAGCATTATAAAATTGACTTACATTTCCTGTAATTCTTGGAATTAAGTTCCAGACTCCATTCTCTTTAAAAAGCCAGGCAATTCCTTTAGATTTGATTGTATTTGTATCAAGAAGTAAAGGCCATTTATTTAAAATACTTTTTGGATTTCCTTCAATAGTCAAACTCATACTACTTCTACCTCTTGCCATGCTGGAATATGTACTACTTGTCCATCTGCATCAGTACAATAAGAATACATTCCATCAATATGATGAAATTTAATTACTTCATTATAAGATACAGATCGTGCTTCTGGAGGGCCAATAGTATTCTTTAATACACGGATTCTTGAATTACGTGGACAGTCATACAGTTTCATAAAAAATAATCTCTTTAGTAGGTACTTCTAATTTTTTTTCTGGATAAAAAACATCATAATATTCTTCCTCATCTGGATGTTTTACTTCTTCTATAAAAGTATAAGAGAACTTTGTTCTCCAATACCAGAAAGAATTATGTTTGGAATTCCATCTAGCTTCAGTAGCATTTCTACAGCTACCTTTATAATAAGCACCATGCTCTAATTCACTTTTTTGAAGATAGTTCATCAAAATATTCTCTAATTACTTCAAAATCAACTGGGATATAGTCAATTACTTCTACTGAGACATTATAATAACGTTGGTCTTCCATGTTGAAACTATGGGTATGACCATGTATTTGTCCTTTCCATTTAGATAAAGCATCTGGATGTACTGGAATATGTCCTAATAGAATACCATCTAATACATGATAAGCTCTAATATCAGCAAAGATTTGTTGATACTGAGATAATTTAAAGTTATCATGATTTCCTTTTATTAAAATCTTTCTTCCATTTAATTCATCAAAGATTCTTTTTAAATAAGTAAAGTTTTTAAAACCAACATCTCCAAGATGATATACTTTGTCTTCTGGTTTTACTACAGAATTCCAGGTAGTCATCATATGAAAATCCATATGAAATACATCCAAGAATTCTCTTAAAGGAGAACCATCACCTTTCTTGAATGTAAGAATATTAGAATGTCCAAAATGAGTATCAGAAATAAGCCAGGTTTTCATTATGAACCAATGTCTCTGTAACGTGCGATTTCTGGTTGAATAATAACTTCACAGAATCCATGTCTAAGTGCAGGATTACTATCTTCATCACCATGAAGTTTATTTTTACAGATATTAATATATCTAACAAATTCTTTATCTGATTCATTAGTCTTACCAATACCAATAATAAAATCTACTTCAGATTGTTTAGTAGTTTTTGCATTTGCTACATGTCCCATATTAAGCCACTTGACTCCTTCTGCTGATCCGTCAGCTTGAGAAACTCCAATAACAGGACAGTAAATTTTTGCAAGTTCTCTACCCCATGTATAAATTGCTCCGAGTTTAAGATCTTCTCGATCTCCTGTAAATCCTTTAACTTTATCGAGTTGGTCGATAATAACCAAGGAAGGGGAATACCTATTGCAAAGATCTTCAATTTGTCGTTTATGAATTGAAGCATCATCAAGAAGTCTAATAAATCCTTGTGTACGATGGAAATACCTTTTCTTTGATTCATTTCTATCCCTCATTAACTCTTGTACAGTTACACCAAGACTAGCTTGGTATAGTCTTGACATAACTTTATTACCTTGTTCTTCATTATTAATCCAGAGAATAGGATGCTTTGCTTGTTCTGCAAAGTGACTTACTTCAGAAGCAAGAAAGGTAGTTTTACCTGTTTCTGGTCTTGCAAAGATAAATCCAAAATCTCCTCTTCTAAGAGAACCAAGCATGGTATTAAGAGATTTTAATCTCCATCGTAGTCCAGGTGTAGCTATTGTTTGATTATAGATTTCATCAAGATCGTCTGTTACAAATTCTATTTCTTTTACACTGTCTTTTACTTTATCAAAAGACTCATAAATATTTTTTATACTCTCAAAAGAACTCTTTCCAGAAGCAAAGTCAAAAGCAGTGACAGCTAATGTTTCAGCTATTTCTTTTTGTTTGATTTGTACTAATAATTCTTTGATTACATCCTTCTGAATTGTTGTTGTTTCCAAGACAGAGAACATTTGGAGATATACTTCTTTATCTTTATCCCTCTCAAACGCTCCAGAATTGGCTACAACGGCTTTAAACTCTTCTAGTGATATCTCCCTATCAACTTTTAAAATTAAGTCTTCTAAGAGCTTATAAAGGGTTTCTAGATACTTATCATTTTTAATCTGAATAAAGTGTCTATACTCCTTCCAGATAACTGGATCAAGAAGGAGGAGTAGAACTATTAATTTTGGATTCATTTAAAATGCATGTATAGATAGATTGCTAAAATATAAACAAAGAAGATATAAGAAAAGATGAGTGTAGTTTTAATGAATGGTTCCATCTAAAAACTCCTTTACTTGTTCGTTTGAATATTCTTTAGGATCTAGTTCTGTAGAAATAACAGAACAAGAAATTCCTAAAGAATTAAGATTAGATGCATAGATATAGCTTTCTTTTCTTTTATCTTTATCTAACCAGATAATAAAAGAATTAGGTTTATATTTATTATATAATAATATATATTTAGATATATTAATAATAGAACCAAATAAACAATTAGTATTATATTGTCTACTTAATTTAATAGTACTTATTATATCTTCTACAATTATTATACTGTCTTCTTTAGGAGCTGTCAAGGGAGTCCAGATCTTTAATTGATCTTTGAAGTTTCCTTTTCCTGTCCATTTCGGATGTTTAGGATTACTTCCAAAATACCTTCCTTGCCAACCCCATAAGAAATTTTTATTATCAAAGTATGGGAATATTAAAAGTTGCTTTTCTTCACTCCAGACTACCTTATTACTTTGTAATTCTTGGATTGTCAAATCATATTTTTTTATCCAGGATTCTGCTATAGCTGGAATATATGTAGCTATATCTTCAGGAAGTGATACAATTTTTTGATCTACTTTCTTAACTTCATCGAGAAGACGAGGATGAAAATTATAAAACATAATATAAGAACAACCAAAGCAGTACTCATGATCTGTATAAACTGCTAGATTATCCTTACTACCACAGTTTGGGCAGTTAGTATGTTGTATAAATTCAGATGTCATAGTAATTCTTCTGGAGAGATCATATCTTCATTCTCTTGTAGATCTTCTCTTTCATAAAAATTGATTTGATCACTTACACCACTATAGAAACAGTGATTACAAAGATCAATAAATTGATTACTTTCCTGGTATTTTCTTGTTGCTTCAAAATTTGATAATGCTGCATTGCATGCTAAACATCTCATTTATTTTTATCCTTTAAAATGTTTTTAGCAAATATCTTTAGTTGCTCTTGTGTAGCATGCGCTTTCATTTTATTAGCTAAATAAGAGATAACTTGTATATTTTCTTTAATATATCCTTTAGAAGGGTCGATTCTATCTAGAGAAGAATTAGTCCAAACTAAACCATGCCCTTGTATATTTGTTAATTCCCAATCTAGATAAGGACAAAATTTTGGTATGATAATATCTGTAAGTTCAATTTCAAAAGGAATATTTTCTTTTTTTGCTCTTCCTTTTGCTGATCTAAACAATCTTTTTTCTGGATTATCTCTACTCCATTGTTTAGCTCTTTCTAAATAAATATGTTTGAATTCTTGATAATGTTGTTTTCCATATCCAAGTTCTCCCCAATATTTTCTTTTTCTCATAGTATAATTCTCCTTAAAAGGATATTATACTATATTATTGTGATAAAGTCAAGTAATTTTATCACAAGCTAGGCATTTGATTTTGTTTCTCCCTTATATAATTTGTTATTGTTGTTATATAATTCTCAAGGGTTGTCCCTTCTAATCCAGGAGCTGTATTAACTTCTAAAGTATAATACTTCTTTTGTCTTTCATTATATATAATATCTACTGCACCAAAATCTAATCCAAGTGTTCTGATTGTTTCGATGGCAATAGAATCACGATGAATGTCGGGATCAATAGAAGACCTAGAAAAAATCCAGCCATTGGAGTGACTGCGAATAAAAGTATTAATAGTGCCAGCACGATTAGCATCAGTGTTCTTCTTCTTTTGTTGTGTGTCAATTACAACTCCTTTAAAAATATGTACTCTATATTCGTAGCGTTTCTTGATATATTGTACATAGAGTGATGCATCTGGCATAGGAGCATTCGGTTCTATTAATTGAATTCCTTGGCCAGAATGTCCATTAAGGATAGTTCTTGCTACGATCAGCATACCCTCATTTGACCAAGATTCTGCTTCTTCTTTATTTGTTGTAAAAGGAGGAATGCTGATAGAAGATTCTTGAAGGTTTTGGAGGGTTTTAAGTTTGTTAGAGGCTTTACTGACTGCTTCTGGAGCATTTAGATCCCAGTCAAGAGTCCAGTTGAAATTATGGGGTTTCGAATTACCCCAGTTAATAAGGATATCAAGTCTTGCTGGTGAAAATGTAGGAGTTGGAAATAGAATTCGTTGTTGAAGAGAAGATGATAGACCCCTCTTTAATGCTCTAGCAGAGGTACTTTCTACTTTATATGGATAAACATAAATCATTATTGTAGTGCTCCTACACAGTTAGGACAGTATAGTTCATAGTTGGATGAATCTTGGAAAGTAAAGATTCCATGTGAGAGTTCCTCGAAAGAAAGTTTCTTTTTACATTCATCACATTGTTCTAGTGTTAGCATAAATTCATCTTCTATAATTTCATTTCCAAGAAAATCAGTACATACTTCACCTATTTTTACATCTTTAGTAAATAATGTAATTTTTCCTTGTTTCTGATGGATTGATGTTATTGTTCCTTGAAGAAGTTCTTCATCGTCTGATTTAACTAACTCAGAAGCTATCTTAGTAAACTGCGCTTTAGTTAGAATAGAAACTACAGAAATATTTTCATCGAGGATCCAATCTCCTTTTAGTACAGTTTTTTTGTTTTCCTTTTTTCCTTTTCCATTTGTAATTACTTCAAAATTATGAAAGAGAATTTTCTTTCCAAGAATGAAATCGCTCGCAAAATATTTTGATGAGACCAATTTTTTTTTGGGTATGAGTGGAACTATATTAGTTCCAGAAGTAGTAGTAATTGGAGTATATGTTTTTATTGGTTCATTGTTAATAGTATTTGTTTTCTCTAGAGAAATCGTATAAAGAGTATCAGGAGTACATTCGATCATCTCTTTAATTGTTACTTTTTCACGAGAAAGAATCCATTCAAGCATTCCCTTTTCACTAGCAAAGATCCATCCTTTATCTGTATCTGCTATAAATAAAGGACGTTCTTTATTTCTTGCAAGGTATAATGCTTTCTTTGTAGCATTATACCATACTAATGTAAAAGCTCCTTTAATCTTTTTAAAAGTTTCTTTTGCTCCTATAGTTGTAATAGAATTTAAAATAGCTTCACTATCTACAGAACATTCTTCTTCTGTTAAAGATTTCCAATCCATAAGTGTTCCATTATGAACTAAGATAGTATCATCTTTTACAAAAGGATGGGCATTCTTATCTGAGATCATTCCTTGTGTTGCTTTTCTATTATGTCCAACTAAAATTCTATAAGAGCTAAAGATATTACTATAGAACTTTTTATATTCTGTACTACTCATTAATTTATCAGGATTTCCTACTTCTTTTAAGTAATCAACATTTCCATGTTTACTTACTCCAAAGATTCCTGTAGAATCTTCTCCTCTTAATGTATTTATCCAAAGAAGAGATTCAAATACTTTTCTATCTGCTGCAGTAAATCCAAAAGAAGCAGTTGATACAAAACCAATTATTCCACACATAGGATTTCTTTCAAGGAAAATGAAAAGCATTGTCAGCAGTAACTCTTATAGTTCTATTTAAAGAATTTCTTACATTAGCAGTAGCATCAGAAGGAGGAATAGGAATGCTATCTAGACTATTAAGTACTTCCTGTGTAAATATTACTCTTGAGTTTTCTGGTTTAGGTTTTCTACTTTTAAATTTATTAGTATTTTTCATATAAGAGAGTAATCTTGAGTTTTCTTTTATATTAAGTTTAATTTCCATAAAGAAATCATTATCAAGACAATATGTTTTTAACATTGAAATAGAATTAGAAATCTTTTTATAATCATTTGTGCTATAAAGTACGTTTCCCAATTCTTTAAATACTTCTTCTGTAAATTCTTTATATTGAGAATTAGAATTTAGAGTAAGAATCTTATTCCAAATAACTTCTTGAGTATTTTGTAGTGCATACTTTTTTAAACTTAGAATAAGATTAATCCAAGTCATAATCTTTTTAATATCTTTTGTTCCATGACAATGCCGAAATTCAATTGTTCCTTTTGAAAAGATAGGAAGAAGATTTAAAGCTGTATACTTTTCCCAGGAAAGATAATGAATATTTCCTGTTAAGATACTTTTAAATTTCTTTGCAAAGTTAGTGTCATAAATAGGAACACAAAAGATATTGTTATCCCGTTCATTACTTATAAAATTAAATAATGAATTTTCAAAAATTAGATATACTAGGATTAAATTTTGTAATTGTTGTAGTGTTAATGTTCTAATATTCATATGAACATGAATAGAAGTACGTTGAGAAAAAGATACATCAGGATTAATTAAGGTATTAAAAAGAAGATTCAGAGCCCTTTCAACTCTATGTGCTCGTAGTGGAGGAGTAATGAATTCTCGTCCATTATCTCGTAATGAATGGTCATTGATCATATCCCAATATAAAGATGGACCTTTAAATGTTTTTACATTTTCTACTTCTACTTCTATACCTAAATAGGTATTTTTATCTACAATAGGATAGATTGGAGTAAAAGGATTTGTCTCTTCATATGCAATAATATTTGGCTCTCTTGATTTAAGTCTTGGAAGATCTTTAACTAAAGAAGCAATTGTTACTTTAGGGATATAAGCCATTCTGGTTCCTTTTTTACAAAATAATCTAAAACCTCTTGAAATAGAGGTTCATATTTAATATGAATTGCTTGCTCCTTTGAATTTATAAGTCCAATTGGAATAGTTCTATACCAAAGAATAAATTCATTGGGATTATCTGTATAGGTTTGTGATATAGCAAAAGTTTTAGATAAAGCTTTTGTTTGTTTTATTGTTTTGATTGCTTCTATTAAATTTTTTGGATAGATATTTTTTAAAATCTCATTAAGAAATTCAAGATTAATTCTATTATATTCTTTATTAGGTAAGTTTAGTTCTTGTAAAATATCTAAGATTAAGCAATTCTCATAACAAGGTGCTCTTTTAAACTGTCTTGCTGGAAGTTTAATAAAAAGAGTTGCTGCATCAAAAATATTATATAATCCAGTTTCTGGAAAGAAAGGTTTAGTAATTTCCATAGCTTCTTTAGGATTTAATAGAATATTTCCAGTTTCTGGAGAACAGAAAATAAATTTTCCATTTCGTTTTTCAATAAATTCTACTAAAGAAGGTTTCTCTTCTTTTAGTTCAAGAGAAATATATGTTCTCTTAAAATATTTAATATAGTCTTCTTCTGAGAATGAGATGTTCATAGTGTAATATTATATTTATTAATTAGTTCGATAGCTAGTTTTGTATTATTATCATTAATACAATTAATGATATTTGGAAATTCTCCTTCTTTTAGAAGAGTTTTAATAACAGTACTTGATTTTTTGCAAGCTTGTTCGACTTGATGATAGACCCATTCTATTAGCTTAGTTTCCCATATCCAGAAATTACTGAGAGTGCGATACTCAACACCATATGGTTTTATACGAATGCAACCAGCTTTACCGTACAATTGACGACGTTGTGTATCTTTATCTAAGATTACACTAGGAACTCCTAGATAAAGATCTAGAACAGGAACAAGTTCTTTAATGTCAACTTTTGTTCCAATATGAATATGACCTCCTGCAGAGCGAAGTCTTTTATTTTCAATTACTGGAAAAGGATTTTCTACTCCAGTATAGATATTAAAGTCTGGAGTACATCCAAACTCTTGTGCTTGTGGTGTTTTTAATTCTTTTTCTGGAAATATAGCACTTGCTACATTTGGAGCAAGTGAGAGATTTTTAAAAGAAACTCGTGTTTTAATTTCATTAATTGAATATTGAATTGTTTTGACGAATTCTTCTTTTGTGTTACATGGAGGAATACAGAATTCAGCAGTAACATTATCTTCTTGTACTGCGCATCCTTCTCCAATAGGGAGAGGTTGTTGTTTAGTTCCTCCTAGTAATCCTACAATAGAAGCAAATGTTTTTTTGTTTTTAACAAATAGTTCAGGATCAGCACCTATTGTAAATAGAGAGTTCATTTTGCATCCTTTTCAGTTAGCATTTTGTAAATCCAGATATTAAGATTACTACTTCTTTTATTTTTATACTTAATTAGTTCAATGAAACCATTTCGTTTGAAGAAAGGAAGTGCAATATCATTCTGATATCCTGCAGTATTGCCAAATATAAAAGTATATCCAGCTTTAGTTGCAAATTTAAGAACTTCTTTTAGAAGGAGATAACAAAAGTAAGTTCCTTCTGGTTGTCCTTGAAAATTATTTCTTAGATTACTAATGTGTAGAGCACCACAATTAGTAAAAACTGTTGCTAGTTTTAAACCACTAATTTGAATTTCTGGATGATCAACTTTAGTTTTGTGTTTAAATACTAGAACAATATTTGCTTCTCTTTTATTGTTTGAAAATTCTATTTTAAAATAAAGATAATAATCTTTTAAAGTATCTTTGTCTGCTTTTCTATAGCTATAATTTAGAAATATTTTCGCAAGAGTGATTGCTTTTTTAAGTGTTTCTTGATTGTTGGGAGCTGTAAGACATCCTCCAATTGTTGCCCAACTATCTGCTGGAAGAGGATCTGTTGAATCAGCTAGCATATTAATATTATAGAACGACATTTAATTTAGTCCTTATTAAAGATAAAAGATATTGATTGAATGGATCATTCTTTTTCATCCATTCTGGATGTCCTTGAATAGCTAAACCATTTACTCTTGGAAACCAAACTACTTCAGGTTCTTTTTCGATATTGAGTTCTTTATTGAATTGTCCAAGATACATTGTACTTCGAGATGGAGAACTCCAAGCTAAGAGTTCATGTTCTGTATTAGTCACGTTCATCATTTGATGATGACAAGAAGACACATTAAATTTTCGTTCGTTATTTGTAATTATCTCATGATCACCTGAAATATGATTTGTTACATGTTGTATTAAAGAGCCATGAGTTAGAGCACATAATAGCTGTGCTCCTCTACAGATTCCAAAGATAAGAATTCCAGATTTCATAGCTTTTTTAACCAATTCTATTTCAATCTTATCTCTCTTTGAAGGAAAGTTTGTAGCATTTGTATAATTATTTGCTACTTGATTATAAATCATTGGACTAATATCTTCTCCTCCATGTAAAATTAGAATACCTGGATTAGTTAAATCATTTGGAAGAGTTGCAACTTTGAATGGTGCAAAATTAAGATGAGCATTACTACTATATAATGCTGAATAGATAGTAAAGTTTTTAGGAAGGGACATAGTCTCCATTATCTTTCCAAATTTTAGTTTGAACAGGTGCTTTTGGTGAAATCATTCCATGTGATTGTTCAAAAACATAAACATCTCTTCCTGGATATTGTTTTGCTTTTTCTTTAGCATATTCATTTGCATCTTCTAAAGTAAAGCAAACTGCTAATGCATCTGGATGAGTATTATGTGTTACATATCCGTATGGTATATCTTTTATTGTTGTATAAAAATTATCATCATCAACAAGAATACACCAGACTTTTCTTGGATTCATTTAGAAAACTCCTGTAAAAATTTAAGGATGGGTATTGTATTTTTAATTGGGTTTCCATTAATTTGTTTCCATTTATCTTTGATCTTTAACCAACGACTCCAGGATTCCCATCCATCTCCTGTAAAGATATCAATCAAAGTCCTTTTATAGATTGCGTAGCCTTTCATATTCTTCCTCTGTAGATATTACAGCAAGTTCATCGGATGAGTATTTAAATACAGATTGATAAGTATTATTCCATTTGTTAGTCCATGTAATTTCAAATGGTTCTATTGAACCGTCATCTGTAATAGCTTTACTAATATCTGTTAGAATTGCTGTTATTGTTCCTGGAGAATTTGAATGACCAGCTGCTCTTTTGACTTTAGCTCCAAGAATCAGTCCTTTTTCTTTTCCATTCTTAATTTCAAGATCAAGTTGTTCTTTAAAAGTTTTCTTTTTTTCTTCTGTTAAATCTGATTTTTTATAGTAAGAATGATAATAAGTTGTACTATTTTCATACTCACTATATTGATATGATGAATTAGGTTCATCATGTATTGTTATACTTCCTGAAATCATTATCGTTTCCTATATCCGTTTCTTGAGAGATCTCCACCTGGCCATTCAGTAGGAGGAGGATATGCTAGATAAATACGACATTTCTTTGAAGTTGTTCTAGAAGCACGAAGACCTTTTTTCATTTTCTTCAACCTCCAGTTACCCATAGCCATACTATTTCCTTACTTTTTGTTAGAACCAGGACGCTTAAAACCATCATAATTTTGGTTTGGGCGTGAATTAGATAACATTATTGAGTAGTCTTTTCGACGAGCTTGCAAACGTTTTTCAGCTTTTCTTCCTTTTTTAGAAGCCATAATTACTCTCTTTCATACCTTTAGAATTGAGTACTCTTCGGAATTTTTCGTATAGATTATACGTTTAATTCCAACTGATTTAATTAAAGACATACATTTTGAACATGGTTTGGCTAGAGCTGTTTCTCCTCCTTTAGTAATTCTGGATACATAGATTGTTGATCCAGCGAGCAATGATAGACCGTTTCTATTTTTCAAGATATGTAGGATTGCATCCATTTCAGCATGTCTGCTATTCTTGAAATCATTCAATTTGCAATGAGCAATGCTATTATGTCCTGTTGCCAGGACTCGATTACCTTTTACTATAATAGCACCAAGTTTATAATAAAAGGTAGACTTGTTTGCTTCTTTGTTAGCTAGACGAATCATTAGGAATATACTTTGTATTCTGTGTGTAAAAGATGCCGTTTTTAAGTTTCTTTGTTACAGGACTAGTTATAACTGCTCTTGTATAATGTCCATTTGGATGATTAGTTACAACATAAAGAAGAGCACGACTTCCAACACGAATGATGTCAGTTCCAGTTGGTGAATAACGTGCTATTGGTTTTTTTTTCATGATTTCTCCAGTTTGTTTGTATGATTTAGGATTGATGGTGGAAAACATTACGTCATGAGGCCGAATTAGCGTTAGCCAGCATGTCCGTCTTGCGGCTGTTGTGTTAGACCCATGTATCCGCAGCACCGCCATTCTTTGTTATCCAACATGGCTCATTCTTGTGATACAGACTTTAGCAGTTTACCATCTATTAAGGATTTCCTTCCAGGAATCAGGAAGAATACAATTTTTAGGAGCGTGTTTGAACATAGGGGCTATATCTTGGTCTTTGTATCCTGCAAGACCACATCTAATTCGTGTTACATTAAAATTAATATTTGGATTTGATTTAGCAAAGATAATAAAATCATTAATATACTGTTTAATTTTTGTTAGAGGAAGTACATTTAAGGAGTGATCTTTGGTAGGTATGGCATAGGCATGTCCAGTAAGTCCTACTCCCACACCATATTGTGCTAGGTGATATTTTCTAGCATAGAGAGCTGCCCCTTTTCCATGT